AGCGGTACGTCGCGCCGAAGACGGCCGAGCAGGAGAAGCGCGAGAAGGCGGCCGAAGGCGCCGAGAAGGGCGGCGGGGATCTGTAACCCGCCGAGTGCCTAGTGGCGTGGGACGACATTCGACAGGAGGCCAGGCTCGCGGTTCACCGTGAGTTTGGCGTTCCTGCGGTATATCAGTCCCCGGTTTCCGGCGCCGAGCCGGTTCCCTGCACGGTCCGATTCCACACGCGGATCGCGCGCTTCGGCGATCTGGATCGCGAAGGCTTCGCGCAGGTTGTCGAGGACATCAATCGCGTCATCTTCATGCGCAGCGAAGTCGATCCGCTTCGCCGCGGAACGGTGACGATCAACGGCCGCACGTTCGTTCTCGAGGTTCGCGAGCCGTCGGACGACGGCTTCCTCGCGGTCTGGAACGTCGTTCCGCAGAATCCGACGCCATGACCGTCAGCATCGAACTGCGCGGTCTGGATGCCGTCGAACGCTACTACCGCGAGGCGCCGGCCATCGCGCGCGAGGCGGCCCGCTTCGCGGTGAACGATGCCGCCAAGTTCGGCGCCCGCCGGGCCAGCGAGGAAATCCGCAAGCAGGTGCGGTTCTCGCGTACCTACCTCGGCAACGCGTCGAACGCCGATGCTCGGCTGCGCATTCGCAAGGTGGCGAAGGGCGGCGATCTCGAGGCAGTAATTACCGCGCGGCGCCGACCGACCTCCCTGGCGCGATTCGCGTCCGGAACGCCGACGTTTGGCCGCACTCGTGGCCGCGGTCCGCGCGTCAAGGTGAAGCCAGGCGCCGGCTACCGCACGATCAAGAAAGGCTTTTTCCTGCGCCTGCGTGCCGGCGGGTCGAATCTTGACCAATTCAACGTCGGCCTCGCGATCCGCATGAACCCTGGCGAAGTGCTGCGCAATCGCAACAAGGGGCTCACCGGCCTCAAGGCGTTTGGTTCGTCGAAGAACCTCTACCTGCTGTACGGCCCGTCGGTCGATCAGGTGTTCCAGACCGTGCGCGCGGACATCGCTCCGCGTGTCGCCGCTGAAGCCGAGAAGCAGTTCCTCCGGCAATTCGCGAGGTTGAGCCGTGGCTGATTCCAAGCGGTTGCAGATCCTCAAGGCGCTGACGGCGCATCTCGAGACGATCACCGTCCTGAACGGCTATCAGTTCGACCTGGCCGGCCGGGTCTACCGCGGCCGGGCGTCCTTCGGTTCTGAGACGCCGCTGCCCTGCCTCACGATCCTCGAGGCGCTGAATCCGGATCGCAACCCGTTCGAGGCCGGCGCCGGCATTCGGCTGAAGGACGCCTGGATCCTGTTGATCCAGGGGTGGACGGACGACGGGGATGGCGACGGAGCCGGGCCGAATCCGCATCCCACGGACGACGCTCACAACCTCATGGCGGACGTGAAAAAGGCGATCGGCGTGCTGATGCGGGAGCCGACTCCCACGCAACCGAATCCGTCGTATATGCTCGGAGGCGCAATCGATGGGCTGCGTATCGAGCCCGGCACGGTACGCCCGCCCGACGAGACTTCGGCGCGCAGCTACTTCTACCTCCGGGTGGTGGTGGATGTCGCCGAGAGCCTGGAAGACCCGTATGCCGCGGCCTTTTAGGCAACTGGCAGTTCGTTTTTCAACTAGGAGCAGACAGCAATGGCGAACAAGCAGTACACCCTGGGCCGCGGTCGCATCTACTTCGATGCTTTCACGGCCAACACGAAGGTCAAGACCGGCGAACGGTACTTCGGCAACACGCCGTCGTTCTCGCTCACGATCGAGTCCGAGTCGCTGGATCACTTCGACAGCGACGGCGGCATTCGCGTGAAGGACGACTCGGTTCTCCTGGAACTGAATCGCACCGGAGCGTTCACGACTGACAACATCGATGTCGAGAACGTCGCGTTGTTTCTGCTCGGCGCCGCGAGCGTCGCCGCGCAGACTTCCGCGACGGCCGTCGTCGAGAACATCGTCGACGTGCTGAAAGATCGCTACTATCAGATCGGCGCGACGGCGGGCAATCCGTCGGGCGTTCGAGGCATCTCGAACGTCGTGGTCGAAGTCGCGAACGTCGCCAAGACGGCGGTCACGGATTACGTGGTGGATCTGACGCTCGGCACGATCTACATCGTTCCGACCGGCACCATCGCGAACGGCGATGACATCGAAGTGACCTACGACCGCGCGGCGAACTCCCGGCAGAGGATCGTGACGGCGGCCAACGCGACGATCGACGGCGCACTGCGCTTCGTGGCGACCAACCCGAAGGGCGCCCTGCTCGACTACTACATGCCGTACGTGCGACTCAGCCCGAATGGCGAGTACGCGCTCAAGGGCGACGAGTGGCAGCAGATTTCGTTCAACCTGGACATCCAGAAGTTGAACGACACCACGGAGTCGATCTACGTCGACGGCCGTCCGTTCACGCCGTAACGGAAAAGCGCCCGGCGGCAATTCCTGCCGCCGGGCCGCTCCCACAATAAAACGGAACGCACATGGCGCTCTCAGACATCGTTATCCCGACGCGCACGATCGAGTATCAGGGCGCGTCGTTTGTTGTTCACGGCGTCACGGCGCAAGACGTGATGCGGATGCTGTTCGAGGCCGAGAAGGACATCGAACGGATCCTCGACGCGTACGACGCGCTGCCGAACTCCGAAGGGGCGGATAGCCGCGAGGCGGTCGTCCTGCTGTTGCGTGAAGCGCCCGAACTGGCGGCCCGGCTGATCGCCAGCGCGGCCGACGAGCCGACGCAGTGGGCGACCGTGGCCCGACTTCCGGTGTCGGTCCAGGCGGAAGCTCTCGCTGCGGTGTGGGCGCTGACCTTCGAGGGGCCGGATTCAGTAAAAAAGTTCGTCGCGAGCCTCGTCGAGATGACCCGATCGATGACGGCGCTGAAGCCGAAGGCAGCGTAAAGCCTCGCGGACGATATTGGTGGGTCGCGGGAATTCGGCGTGATGTCAGCTTCCTTCGCGCCGAAGGACACGCACACGCGGATCGTTACCCGCTCTGGATGCTGTGGGACGAAGTGGAGGTAGCACAGCAACGCAACAATCAACTTCTTGCCAGCGAGGCAATCTTGACGCAGGCCGCGGTGTCGGCTCTGCTCAGCAAGGAAGGTGCGAAGGTTTTCCAGAAAGCCATCAAGAGGCTGACCGATGACGACTAAGCAGGACATCGAACTTCGCATCTCAGCCAACGACCTCGGCACGAAAAAGCTCGAGGAAATGGCGGTTGCGATCGAGGAACTGCGGCGGTCGCAAGAGTCCTACGCAGCGTCCAGTGACGCGGCGAGCAAGAGTCTCCGGGAACTCACAACCGAACTGGCCGACCTGAAGCGCATCGGTCAGGAATTGTCCGGCCGCGGCGCGTTGCTTGACCTGTTCGACCGAACCGCCGCGGAATCCGCGGAAGCCGCCAAGCGGGTCGAGGAATCCCGTGCCGCCCTGGATCGCTACAAGGCGAGCCTCGCCGGCACGGAAAACGTCACCAAGAAACAGCAGGTTGAACTGGCGAAGCTCGAGAAGGGCTTCGCCAGCGCCTCGAAGCGTTTCGCCGACACGTCGAAGGCGCTCGAGAAGATCCGCGGCGACCTGTCGAAGCTCGGCCTCGAAGACACCGGCAAGGCCCGCGCGGCGCTGGTCGGCATGGCCGATCAGGTCTCCGCGGCGCTCACGCGCGGCGAGCAGGCGGTCCGCGGGTATGACGCGGCGATGCGCCAGAAGCGCGAGACCGACCTGAAAGCGGCCGACGCGGCGCGCAAGCTGGCGACCGAGGAAGCGAAGAAAGCCGCGCAGGCGACTCGCGACAGTGCGGTACGCCGTCAGGCACTCGACGCCGCTCGCAGCGCGCTCGAGGCGGTACGCGCGGCCCGCGGTGCGCAGCAAGCAGCGACGACCCTGGCGCCCGCCGCCGATCAGGTGGCGCGCTCCCTGCGGGCGATTGCGGATCCGGCGCGCGAGGCGACCCGGCAGATCGACACGCTCGAGAAGGCGCTGAGCGACCTCGAGGCGGATCTGCGCGCGGCGTCCGGTGGCGATGCCACGGCGGCGGACAACATCCGCCGGCAGCGTACCGAGTACGCGGCGTTCGCCCGGGACGCCACGAAGGCGGCGGTCGCGGTTGCCGAGACGATCGACGCCTATCGTCGGCAGTCGTCGGCACTGGACCAGACGCGGGCCTCGCTGGAATCGGCACGCGAGCGAACCCGGGCGCTCTCGGCCGAGATCATCAAGGTCGGTGTACCGACCGATGAACTGCGTCGAAAGCTGAGCGCGGCGCGCGCCGAGCTTACCGGGCTCACCGCGCAGTTCTCGCGCGAGAGCGCAGCGGTTGCGCAACTCGGGGCACGACTTCGCGAGGCGGGCCTCGATACGGCGAACCTGGAAGCGGCCGAGAAACGCCTGACAGCCGTCACGACTCGACTGGCGACAGCGCAGGCGACGCTCGGGGCCGGCACGGTGAAGCTCGGCCAGGCGAACAAGCAGGCCGCCGCCAGCTTCCTTGACGTGGCGGACAAGGGGCGCAAGGCGCTCACGGTCTACCAGCGCATTCGCGGTCAAGTGCTCGCCATGACGAGCGCTTACGTCGGCCTGTTCGGCGTGTTGCGTTTCGCACAGTCGTCGATCCAGGCGGTCACGGATCGCCAGTCGACGATCATCCGCCTGCAAGTCGCGAACGACAACGACGTGCGGCG